TGAATATAGTTCAGAAAGACTTGATACAGGTATTGCAGCGATTGATAGTGTTGAAACTAGTCTATCAACTGACACAATGCAGTTTCAGTTTAGTTTAGAAAATGAAACAGGTTCAATCGTCTTAGAAAGTAGTATTGGTGCAATAGATTATCTAATCAACGAGGACTTTACAATGGCAACTCAGGCAACTAACGATCAAGGTCAAATATTTGAAACAGAAGCGGGCACAACAACATCATCTACTGCTGATGATATATTAGACTTTAGCGAAAGAAACCCATTTGGAGAGGTTGACGAATACTAATGTTTGGCGATCATTTTTATCATAAACAAATTCGTAATACTGTTATCGCCTTTGGTACGATTTTTAATAACGTAAACATTAAGCGACTAGATTCTAGCGGAAATCCTGTACAAACGCTTCGTGTTCCTTTATCATACTCACCAAAAGAAAAGTTTTTAGCAAGACTAGACGCACAACAAGATTTAACTGGAGACGACTCAAAAGTGGCAATCACTCTACCTCGAATGTCTTTTGAAATATCTGGTTACAGTTATGATGGTACTCGTAAGTTAAATAAAAATCAAAAGTTAGGTCGTGTTACGACAAATGCTGATACAACAAAACTGAACACTCAGTTTTCACCTGTGCCTTACAATGTAAGTTTTCAATTAAATGTTTTTGTTGCAAACTCAGATGATGGTTTACAAATCGTAGAACAAATATTACCGTTCTTTCAACCTGATTACACAGTAACTATGATTTTAGATAATGATATTATGGATACAAAAAGAGATATACCTTTTATACTAGAAAATGTTACTTATGATGATAGTTACACTGGCACATTGACAAGTTTGAGAAGAATAATTTATACATTATCATTTACAGCAAAAATATATTTGTATGGACCTATAAGTCAATCTGCTGTAATCAAAAAAGTATCTGCTGATTTATATGATAATCTAAAAACTGCTGATACTGGTCAAGGTGGCACGACACCTCGTAGAGTTGAAAGAGTTACCGTACAACCTAATCCTACAAGTGCTGATAAAGATGATACATACACATACACAACCACTTTAGATTTCTTTACAGATACTTTAGATTATGATGAGGCAACTGGTGAAGATAAGTAATGAGCAAAATAGACGATAAATTAAATGAGGTTTTAGATATTGCTAATGATGTTAGCGTGGAAGAAGTAAAAAAAACTTTACCTGCTGTACCAGAAGATAAAGACCCAGATATAGATTTTGAAACTGGTCGTAAAAATCTTTATAACTTATTAGATAAAGGTAATGAAGCGATTGATGGTATACTAGAATTAGCAAAAGAGGGTGAACATCCTCGTGCTTACGAAGTTGCAGGACAACTCATAAAAACTGTAAGTGAGGTATCGCAAAATCTTTTAGACTTACAAGATAAGTTAAAAAAAGTAAAAGATATACCTGACAAAGGACCAAAAAATGTAACTAACGCATTATTCGTTGGTTCTACAACTGAATTACAAAAAATGTTGAAGGAGAAAAAGTAATGGAATTTTTTAGAAAAGGACTTGAAGATGTTATTACTTTACCTGCACCACACATACCAGATGAGGTTGAAGTTGAAAAGGTAGCAGAAATAGTGGCAACTAGAACTGAGAGAGATGTGAAATCTGTTATGGATCATGATAGAGTTCCTTTCTTTGCTATACAAAAAGTTTGTGATAAACATGGATTAAAGTTTCACCCACAAGAATTTAAAGATATAATTTATCAACAAACACCTGTAATTAATCATTTTAAAAAATTCTTTAACAGAGCAAGACCTGTTGAAGTTATGCCCAGTTTAAATACACTACCTAGTGAAACAAATAAAACTAGAGCATATCCAAGTGGTCATGCGTGTCAAGCAACTGTGGTTGCAAGATATGTTGCTGGTAAAGTACCAGAACTTGAAAGAGAGTTGATGGCAGCAGCAAGAGAGTGTGGTTATGGTAGAGTTTTGGCAGGTTTTCATTATGTATCAGATTATGAGATCGGTAATTTACTTGGTGAAAAACTTTATGTTTTCATGAATAAAGCAGATTACGGTGAAGAAACGAGAGATGAATAGACAAGAACAGTATTTAGGAAACCCAAATTTAAAAAAAGGCCACACTAAATCAAGATTTACAAAAGAACAAATACAAGAAGTTTTAAAATGTTTAGATGATCCTAAATATTTTATATCTACCTACTTGAAAATTGTTACGATTGACAAAGGTCTAGTGCCTTTTGAAATGTATGATTTTCAAAAGAAGATGGTTGATACATTCCACGATAATCGTTTTACGATTTGTAAGTTACCAAGACAAAGTGGTAAGTCAACTATTATAGTATCATACCTCTTACATTATGTTTTATTTAATGATAATGTTAATGTTGCAATACTGGCAAACAAATCTTCAACTGCAAGAGATTTGCTAGGGCGATTGCAACTGGCTTACGAACATTTACCAAAATGGATGCAACAAGGCGTTCTTAACTGGAACAAAGGTTCTATCGAATTAGAAAACGGAAGTAGAATTGTAGCGGCAAGTACATCTTCTAGTGCTGTTCGTGGTAGTACCTTTAATATAATATTCCTAGATGAGTTCGCCTATGTACCCAACAATATTGCTGAAGAATTTTTTAGTTCAGTTTATCCTACAATATCTTCTGGTCAATCATCTAAAGTTATGATTGTATCTACACCACATGGTATGAATATGTTTTACAAAATGTGGGTAGACGCCATCAATAAAAAAAATGATTACGTGCCTACCGAAGTTCATTGGTCTGAGGTACCTGGCCGTGATGAAGAATGGAAAGAACAAACAATACGAAACACAAGTTTAGAGCAGTTTCAAACTGAGTTTGAGTGTGAGTTTTTAGGTAGTGTAGATACGCTTATCAATCCAACTAAAATAAAATCTATGGCAGTTGTAGACCCAAGAAGAAGTCCTATGGGTCTTGATGTTTATGACATGCCAAAAAAAGATCACATATACACAGTTACAGTTGATGTGTCAAGAGGATTATCAAATGACTACTCAGCATTTTGTGTTATTGATGTTACACAAACACCATATAAGTTAGTTGCAAAATATCGTAACAATGATATTAAACCAATAGTGTTTCCGAGTATCATACAAAAAGTGGCAACATCTTACAACAAAGCATTTGTCTTAATAGAGATAAACGATTTGGGTCAACAAGTAGCAGACGCCATGCAGTTTGAACTAGAGTATGATAATATGATGATGGTCACACAAAGAGGTAGATCAGGTCAAGTATTGGGTGGTGGTTTTAGTGGTCGTGGTAATCAACTAGGTTTGAGAATGACTAAAGGCACTAAAAAAATCGGAACTTCTAATATGAAAAGTTTGATAGAAGGTGATAAGTTAATCATAAATGACTTCGATATTATCGCTGAACTATCTACTTTTATCTCACGTGGAAAATCTTTTGAAGCAGAACAAGGTGCCACAGATGATCTTGTTATGTGTTTAGTTATTTTTTCATGGTTAGCAAATCAAAGATATTTTAAAGAGTTGACAAATGTTGATGTAAGAGGTCAAATGTTTACTGATCAACAAAATGCCATAGAAGCAGATATGGCACCTTTTGGTTTTATTGATAATGGACTTGATGATCCAGAGGGTAGAGATGGTTACTTCATAGACGCAGGTGAAATATGGCGACCTGTGAGAGTGATTAAAGGAGAATAGTGTAGTTTTGACATACTATAAATATACACAAAGGGTTATAACTAATAAACTTAATATTAAGGAGAACTAAATATGGCTTTTCAAGTATCACCAGGTGTTCTCGTACAAGAAAAGGATGCTACTAATGTCATTCCTGCCGTGTCAACAACAAGCGGTGGAATAGTCATCACGGCAGAAAAAGGACCAATTGACGAAATTACTCAGATAACTTCTGAAAATGAGTTAGTTGAAATTTTTGGTAAACCTAATTCTTCTAACTTCGAAGAATTTTTTACTGCTGCAAACTTTTTAGGTTACGGTAACAATCTGAAGGTAGTGAGACCAATCACAGGATTAGTAAATGCTGTGTCAACTGGAACTGCTGTCTTGATCAAGAATACAACCGACTACCTTGATAATTATTATTCTGAAACTGGCGCTGGACAAGTAACTAATATAGGAACTTGGGCAGCAAGAGATGCTGGAACATTAGGAAACAGTTTAAAAGTTTCTTTATGTCCTAACTCTACTGCTTTTGGACCACATTCAATGAGTGGTAATCTAGTTAATGACGGTGCAGCTGCTATCGGAGATACACAAATATCTGTTGACGATGGTAGTTTAATGCAAGTTGGCGACATACTAGAGTTTGGTGACGCAAGTAATGTGCCATCAACTGACGGCTCACCTTCAGGATTTTTCTACAAGGTAACTGCAATTAGCACAAACTTATTAACAATCGCAAGATTCAATACTGCTACTGGTAAAACAGAAACAGGTGGATTAAGACATGCTATCGTTGATAATGCAAAAGTGCTAAGACATTGGGAATACTATTTTCAATTTTCTGCACCACCAACAACAACTGATGATGTATCAGCTGCAGGTGGTTCAAATGATGAAATGCACATAGCTGTTATTGACGAAGATGGATCAATTACAGGAACTGCAGGAGAAATACTAGAAACTTTTGAAGGTGTTTCACAAGCGCATGACGCTAAATCTTCAACTGGTTCAAGTAATTATTATGCTGATGTAATTTATAGAGAAAGTAAGTTTATCTATTGGATAGATCATATCTCTACTTTATCAGATGGTCTTGGTAAAACAGGACAAACTTTTGATAATGAATTAGCAAATGCGTTTAACGTATCTAACACTTCACTTTCTGGTGGAACAGATGACTACGTTGCAACCAACGCTGAGATTGCAACTGCATATGAAAAATTCAATGACAAAGAAAATGTGGATATATCTTTACTACTTTGTGGTCCTTCACAGACAAGTGCTGACGCTACTGGCGATACAAAAGCAACTGCTGTTATGGATATTGCAAACGACAGAAAAGATTGTGTGGCATTTATCTCACCTGCAAGAGCAGATGTTGTTGATATTGCAAACGCTGTTACTCAAACACAAAACGTTGTAGCATTTGCTGATGGTTTACCATCAACAAGTTACGCTGTGATTGACAGTGGATATAAACAAATGTATGACAAATATAATGACGTTTTCAGATTTGTACCACTTAACGGTGATATTGCTGGTTTATGTGCAAGAACTGATAACGTAGCAGACCCACACTTCTCACCTGCAGGTTACAACCGAGGTAATATTAGAGGTGCTGTAAAACTTGCTTTCAACCCAAATCAAGGACAAAGAGATGAGTTGTATAAAGCAAGGGTTAATCCTGTTGTTACTTTCCCTGGGCAAGGAACTCTCTTGTTTGGTGATAAAACAGCACAGGCAAAACCAAGTGCTTTTGATAGAATTAATGTGAGAAGATTATTTATTGTATTAGAGAAAGCGATTGCTACTGCAGCTAAATTTCAACTCTTTGAGTTCAATGATGAATTTACAAGAGCACAATTTAGAAACTTAGTAGAGCCTTTTCTAAGAGATATACAAGGTCGTAGAGGTATCACAGAATTTTCAGTAATCTGTGATGATTCAAATAACACAGCAGATGTAATTGATAGAAGCGAATTTAGGGCAGATATTTTTATCAAACCCGCTCGTTCTATTAACTTCATCCAACTCAACTTCGTTGCTACAAGAACTGGTGTAGACTTTAGCGAAGTTGTAGGCGCATAGTAGGGAGGAAATAAAATGCCAAATATTAACGATTTTAAATCCAGACTTGCTGGCGGTGGTGCTCGTGCCAATCAGTTTAAGGTTACTATGCCTTTTCCTGGTTACGCAGCAGTTGGTGGAGAAACAGCAGACCTAGCATTCTTGTGTACTTCAACATCAATACCAGGACAAAATCTTGGAACGATTGCAGTACCATTTAGAGGTCGTGTTTTGCAAATTGCAGGTGATAGAACATTTAATCCGTTCTCAATCACTGTGTTGAACGATACTGATTTTAAAATATACAGAGCAATGGAAAGATGGATGAATGGTATAAACAACATGACAGATAACGAAGGGTTAACAAATCCTGTTGATTATCAAGTTGATGTGTTTATTGATCATTTAGATAGAAACGGCGATACTCTTAAATCTTATACTTTAAGAGGTGCGTTTCCAACAGCACTAGACGATATAGCATTATCGTATGAAACGAACAATGCTATTGAAACTTTTGGTGTATCTTTCTTGTATCAATACTTTGAAACAGATACTACTACATAATATTAACAAGTTATAAGGAAAATATAATATGGTACAATTACTTGGATTCCAAATAACAAGAGCAAATGATGATAAGGAGAAACCGGCGGAGGCCAAACAGGCCTTCACGGTGCCTTCTCCTGATGATGGCACAACTACCATATCTGCTGGAGGTTACTTTGGTCAATACTTGGATATGGAAGTTACTGCCAAGAATGATGTTGACTTAATTAAAAGATATAGAGAGATCGCACAACATCCAGAGTGCGACATGGCAATAGAAGATATCATCAATGAAGTTATTGTTTCGGATGAAAGAGATACCTCGGTATCATTATCGCTAGATAAATTAGCAATTTCAGATAATATCAAACAAAAAATTCGTGATGAATTTGACGAAGTTATGAAACTACTTAACTTTGACGAAAAAGGTCATGACATATTTAAAAGATTTTATATAGATGGTCGTATTTACTTTCACAAAGTTATAGACCCTAAAAGTCCTAGAAAAGGATTAACAGAATTAAGATATATTGATCCACGTAAAATTAAAAAAGTTCGTGAGGTTAGAAAGAAAAGAGATACTAAAGGCGCAAAAGGTATAGAGATTATAGAACAAACAGCAGAATGGTTTGTCTATAATGAAAGAGGTATGTCAGCAGCAAACTCAAATGCTGGTTTGAAGATATCAGCAGACTCTATAACTTATGTAACATCTGGTATTATTGACCAAACTAAAAATATGGTTTTAGGTCATTTACATAAAGCAATCAAACCTGTTAATCAGTTAAGAATGATTGAGGATGCAGTTGTAATATACAGAATAGTTAGAGCACCTGAAAGAAGAATATTTTACGTTGATGTAGGTAATTTACCTAAAATAAAAGCAGAGCAATACCTTAGAGATGTTATGGCAAGATATAGAAACAAACTTGTCTATGACGCTTCTACTGGTGAGATTAGAGATGATCGTAAACATATGTCTATGCTTGAAGATTTTTGGTTGCCTCGTAGAGAGGGTGCAAAAGGTACCGAAGTTTCTACACTTGCAGGCGGTCAAAATTTAGGTGAGATATCAGACGTAATTTACTTTCAAAAGAAATTATACAAAG